ACCATGACGCTATCGGAATTCCTATCGTGGCAGGCCTACGGCCGCGCCAAGGCGCGCGAGGCGGCCAGGCCTGAGCCGTTGCCGCCGCTCGGCGCGATGGGGCCCGGCGGCATCGCCCAGGCGATCGGCGGCCGCTAATGGCCAAGGTGACAATTCACGGCCTCGAGGCGCTGATCGCCGAGCTAAAGAAATTCCCTGAGGCCGTGCAAGCGCGCGCGACTCAAACCGGCGTGCGCAAGGCATCGGCCAAGCTGCGCACGGCGTTCCGCCAGGCCGCCTATGCAAAGCTGGTGAAGGGCTACAGGCGCACGAATCGGCTGCGCAATTCCATTCGCTCGGCCGTCGGCAAGAAAGCCCGCTACAAGGGCAAGGCCTGGGTTGGCCTCAAAGTGGCGCCCGGCGAGTCCAAAGTGCTGAGCTACTACAAGACGCTCGAATTCGGCCGCAAGGCTTACACCGGCAAACGCCGCGGCGCCGTCGCCGGCTCGCCGCCGCTCAAACCGTTTTGGGCTAAGACCTGGACGACAAACCGTGCCGGCGCTCAGCAAATCATGGTCGAGGAAACCAAGCGCGCGCTCGCCTTTGAAGCGGGCAAAGCGGCCGGCCGAGCTCGAGGGAGGGCGCGCTAATGGCCACAATGGGCGGCCTGGTCGTTACCCTCGAGCTGCAACAGGAGGCGTTTCAGAAAGGCATGGACCAGGCTGCTAAGCAGCTCGCCCGGTCTAAAAAATCATCCGACGAAGCGACCAGCGCGCTTAAGTCGCTCGAGTCGCGCTTCAACGCCGTCACGAGTGCGGCGTCCAAACTGGCCGCGGCCTTTGCGACCTTCAAAAGTCTCGAGGCGATCGCCACGGTTTCGGACAACCTGGCCAACCTTCAAGGCTCGTTTACCGCGCTGACCGGCTCAGTCACTAAAGGCCGCGACCTGTTCGTTAAGACATTCGAAACCGTCGGCAATACCGGCGCGTCGCTCGACGCCGTTTCCGGCGCAATGCAACGGCTGACCATTGCCATGGCGCCGATGGGCGCGAGCAACAGTCAGGTGCAAACGCTCGCCGAGAATTTCGTGAAGCTCGGCCGCATTGGCGGCTCGAGCATGGAGGACACCGCCAACGGCCTGCGCCAGCTCGGCCAGGCGCTCGCTTCCGGCACGCTCGGCGGCGACGAGCTCAAAAGCATCCGTGAAAACGTGCCGCTGGTGGCCAAGGCGATCGCCGACGGCCTGGGCGTGCCGGTCGGCAAGCTGAAAGAGCTCGGCGAGCAAGGCAAGCTGACAAGCGACGTTGTCGCCAATTCGCTGCTCAAAGTGACCGAGCAAGTAAACGCACAATTCGCCGCCATGCCGCGCACGCTCGAGCAAGCAACAAACCAGATGAAGGCGCAGAGCGAATTGACGGCCGCCAAATTCAATGAGCTGTCAGGCATCGGAAAAGTTTTCACAACGACCGTCGACTACATTTCCGGCGTGCTCAAACGTTGGGGCGACGAGCTCAGTAAGAACACCGCCGCGGCGACGGCGCTGCAAGCAATCTGCAAGGTGATCCAGCTCACGATTGAGGCGCTGGTAATCGTCGCCGGCGAAGTCGCGTTCTGGTTTGAACAAATGATTCAATCGCTGGTGACGCTCGGCCATGTCTCGGCGTTGCTTATCACCGGCGAATGGACGAAGGCCGGCCAGGTATGGGCCGACAACCGCGAGCAAATCGTGCGCGCTCGAAAGGAATTCGAGGCGTTCGCCGATGCCGTGGTGAAGGGCAACCAGCTCATGAAGGCAAAGACGACCGGCGAGGAAGAAACCGGCGGCTTGCCTAGCGTCGCATCGAAACCGCTTAAACCACCGCCCGGCCTGGGCGGCGCTGGTGCCAAGGGCAAGAGCGATGCCGAGCGCGAGGCCGAAGCGCTGGCCAAGCGGGGCGAGGCGCTGGCGGCCAGTGTCAGCGCCCAGGAGGCCTATAATCAGAAAATGCGAGAGTATGACGAGCTGCTAGGCAAAAACGCGATAACGCAAAAAACCTTCGAGCTCGCAACCGCCGCGGCCAAGGAACAACTAACCGCGGCCGGCGACGCCATGCGCGCCAGCGTCGACCCGGCATTTGCTTACGAGCTGGCCATGCGGAAGATAAATCAGGCCTACGCCGACGGTACTATTGAAGTCGAGACTTGGGTTGCGATGGCGGCCAAGGCCAAAGAGGAAATGGACAAGACGAAGAAAAAAAGCCCGCTCGAAACCCTGCGCGATAGCATGGAAAGCGCGCTCGGAAAGGACATAGGCGATTTTTTCAAGGACATGATTAGCGGCTCCATGACCGTCGCCGACGCGTTTAACAAAATGGTCAAGAGCATCATTACCGACCTGGGCAAACTGCTCGCCGAATTCGCCGCCAAAGAAGCGGCAAAATTTATCATTTCCTCGCTGTTCGGCGGGGGCAAGAGTGCCGGCGGCAAGAGCGCCGGCGCCGCGCCGTCAATGGCGCTGGCCACCATGCCGACGTGGAACGCCGCCGGCTCGCTCAGTGTCACGCCGTTTGCCACGCCGCGCGCGCTGGCCGCCGGCGACGCTCAGCAAACCGGCGGGGCGATGGCCGCCGGCGGCCCGTGGAACGTGGTTATCAACAACAACGCCGCCGGCGTGGAAGTCTCGACGCGCCAGGATTCAAACGTGCTTGAAGTGACAGTGCAGCGCGTGCGCGCGTTGCTCAGTCAAGACGTGCTGAGAGGCGGCAATAGTTTCAGCCGATCGCTCGAGTCAGCCTATGCGTTGGGGCGTGGGCGATGACCGCGCCGCGGCCCGACGCTGAGCTACGGCGTTTCTATGCCAGCGCGCCGGCCGAGCGCCGGCTGGTCGACACGCTCGAGCTAAGCCACCCGCTTTTTCCGCAAACCTATTTCGTGACGAAGGATTCGCAAGTCTGGACGTTCCTAGTCGACGGCGAGCCGCAGACGTTTTTGATTTTGCCGTTCACGGTCAAGCTGCCAACGACCGACGGCAAGGGCCAACAGGACTTGGAAATTGTGCTCGACAATGTCGGCCGTGAAGCAATGGACGCGATCGAGGCGGCGTCATTTCTGCCGACAACAAACATTGCCGTTGTGCTGCGCCGCTATCTCGACGTGCCGGAAAGCGCGCCGAAATACGAGCTGCGCCTGGCCGTTCAATCGCTGGTCATAGACCCTGGGACAATCCAGATGACGGCAACGCGCGCCGACACGCTCAACAAACCCTTTCCGACCGAGCTCTACCGAGTCGACCTGTTTCCAGGCCTCGACCGATGAAGGAGGATGCGCCATGGGCCTATTGATTTTCGCGCTGATCGTTTTCGTCGTGGCTGTGCTGGTGTGTTGGGCAATCTGGTATCTGCCGTTGCCGCCGAGCTCGCCGGCCTGGATTAAAAACGTCATGACGGTAATTGTGCTGATTATCGCCGCGCTCGTGATCCTGGCGAAATCTGGCTACGCGTGGCCATGATCGAAACCGCCGATCGCAACGACCAGGCCGGCCTCGCCTGGGTCAACGCCTATGTCGGCGTGCCGTACCTGGTCAACGGCCGCACGCGCGCCGGTTGGGATTGTTGGGGCCTGGTGCTCGCCGTCTATCGCGACCAGCTCGGCCTCGAGCTGCCCGATTGGCGCCGCGCGGCGCCGTTCGGCCTGGCCGCCCAGGCGCGCGCCTTTCGCGAGGCCTGGCGCGCATTGACCGCCGGCCTCGCGCTCGAGCTCGAGGCGCCGGCGCCGTTTGCCCTTGTCTTTGTCGCGCGTGCGCCGGCGCCGCATCATGTCGGCGTGGTCGCTGGTGGTGGCGTGCTGCACTGTGCGGCGCCGACGCACGGAACAACCTGGGAGCCGTTGCGCCGCTTCCGTGCGGCCTATGCGCCGCTGAGCTGGTGGCAATGGCAACGCTGATTTTCACGCGCTATCCGCTGGTGGCGATGGCGGCCGAGCGTTTCGACGTGCCGGCCGGAACCAGGCCGCTTGATTGGCTGGCGGAACACTACCCGCCACCCGCCGGCGCCGGCGGCCCGGTCTATCACTGGCACGCCGGCGAAATGATGGACGCCGACGACGAGGCAAGCGGCTACCTGGTGCGGCCGATTCTCGAGGGCGAGCGCGTTGTGCTTTGCGTGCCGCCCGCTGGTGTCGAGCTCGCCACGATCCTAATTACGGCGCTCGTCACCGCGATAATCAGCGCAGCAATCACGATCGGCATAAGCCTTTTATTTCCTGAGCCGCGGCCGTCGGCCGCCGCGGCGCAAGACGGCATCGGCTCACCGTCGCCGGTCTACAATCTGCGCACGCGTCAAAATCTGGCGCGCCTGGGCGAGCCGGTGCCGGTGGTCTACGGCCGCGTCTTGACGGCGCCTGACCTGGTTTCGCAGCCCTATTCGCTGTTCTACGGCGACCGCTCAATGTTCACTGATCTTTTGCTCTGCCTGGGCCATGGCGAATTTCATGTCGAGCAACTACTGGTCGGCGAGAGCGAGTCGGACGCGATCGAGGGCGGCGTTGAATACATCGTTGTGCCGCCGGCCGACCATGGCGGCACGTTCGGCAACCTGACCGCTATTTCCCTGGCCGCCGGCTGGTCGCAAGGTTTCGAGGAAAACGTATGGACGAGCCTAGAAGTCGCCGACCAGCGATTTACAAACGCCGATGACGTAGCGGGCTTCTATCGCGTTGGCCGCACTGGTCGACAAGTCGGCCGACAAATCATTGTCAACGTTGAATGGCCGCGCGGCCTTTACAGCACGAACGACTCCGGCCAACCCGGCTCGACCGGCGTAAATTTTCAGCTCGTCGTGTGGGAGGCCGACGAAACCGGCCAGGCGATCGCCGGCACAGAAACCTATTTCCCTTTGAGCGAAACCAGCACAACGGGAGGCTGGATCAATCCCGTTCGGCGTAGCTATTCGGTCGACATGGGGCGCAATGGCGCCTGGCTGGTCAAGATGTGGCGCAACTCCGGTCCGCCGGCCGGCCGCGGCATTGACGAATTTTTCTGGCGATCGCTCGAGCTCGTGTGCGGCCATGCGCTCGGCCCGGCGGCGTACGGCAATACAACGTTGGTCATGGTGCGGCTGATCGCCGACGAAATCGCCCGCTCGGCCGAGCGCCTGGTGCGCGTACGTTGCGTGCGCAAGCTGCCGATACTCGGCGAGGGCGCGCCGATCGACACGGCGAGCCCGGCCGACGCGTTCATAGACATTTTGTGTAATCAAACCTACGGCGTGCGCCGGCCGCTCGCCGAGCTCGACGTGCCGCGGCTAAGTGAGCTGCGTTTCCTATGGGGCCCGGACTATCAATTTAATGCCGTCTACACGCAACGTACTACGGCCTGGGAAGCGCTCGGCCAGTCGATCGCCGGCGTTGCCGCGGCGCCGTTGCCGATCGGTCCGCTAATGTCGATCGTTCAAGACGGCATACGGCCGGCGCGCTCGCTGCTATTCACCGAGCAAAACATCGTTAAAAACACGTTCAAGCTAAGCTATTCATTCGAGCAAACCGGCGAGGCCGACGGCATCGAAATTGACTATGTCGACCCGCTCAATTTCGCGCCGGCGTCGACCCGTTGGCCGCTCGAGAGCCTGGCGCCCGATCGCATGACTCTGTTCGGCTGTTCCGACCCGCGCCAGGCCGCGCAATACGCGCGCTTGCAATGGCAACGCCGACAAAAGCTGCGGCGATCGGTGGAATTTTCAACCGAGCTCGAGGGCCTGATACCGCTACCAGGCGAGCGCGTCGCCGTCGCCCATACGTTGCCGCGTTGGGGCATTAGCGGCTACGTCGTGCAAGTCTACGATGGCGGCGTAAACATCCAGCTCGACCGCGCTTTGCCATGGGACGAGCTGCCCGCCCCATGGTTTATGATGTTTCGCGACGAGCTCGGCGCCTGTAGCGCGATCGTGGAAGCGCATCGCACGGCCGCCGGCGATCAATACGCCGAGCTCGAGGAAAGCCCATGGGCGGCCGGCATCGACGGCTGGCGCGTTGGACTAGCTCAGGAAAACACACATTTCGTATTCGGCGACGGCGCGCGCATTGTGAAGGACTGGACTCTAGTCGCGCTGTCGCCGAAGTCGGCCGACGCCGCGACCGTCGGCGTCACCTGCGTTTGCTACGATGAAACGGTTTATGACGGCACGCTGGATTTTCTCGCCAACCCGATTCCCGAGTAGGCCATGGCCGACCCCGTCACCTATCCAGAAACATTCCGCTGTGCTCAGTGGACGCCGTATCAAATCGCCGTCGACATGGGCCTGTTGCGCACGGAAATGGACGGAGGCGGCGCACGCCAGCGCCGGCTTTATCGGACCATGCCGCACAAATTCCAGCTCGAATTCGTGATGACCGCTGTTGAGCTCGGCGCCTGGCAACGTTGGGTGAATTCGTACGCCTATGATTTTTTCACGATGGCGCGGCTCGAGAGCTGGCACAGCGGCACGGTCGGCGAAATCTCGAGCCCGCATAGCGTGCGCTTCATCGGCGACCTGCAAATTGAAAACCCTATTTACGGATGGGTGCGCGTCAAGGTGCCGGCCGAGCTCGACCCGCGCCAGGCCGCGCTCTATGGCCCGTTCACGCCGCCGAATAATTGGCTGATCGGTGGCACGCCGGCGACGCCGTCGGCCGACACGATCGGCGCCGGCACGCCGTCGACCTATCCGCTACCGCTTATCAGCGCCGGCACGCCGGCCAGGCCGGCGGCCATCATCTAGGGGAGAAAGCGCAATGGATACCTTTGCTCGTATGCGCCAGCTCGTCGGCACGTCGGCCGAATGGTCGGCTAACGACCTGGTGGTAGGCGCTGGAGAATTCGCGATCGAGACAATTTCGCCTGGCCGCTATCGCATGAAGATAGGCGACGGCGTGAGCCGCTACAGCGCGCTCGAGAATTTCGACCCGAGTGTAACAACCTACGTTGACCAGGCCGGCGACCAGATGACCGGACCGCTAATCGTGCCTGAGCTCCATGTGACCGTGGGCGGCCTGGCGGCGTTCGCAGGCCCGGCGACCTTCGAGCAAGTGGTAGACCTGGGCGACCAGGCCCAAGCCGATGATCCGGCGAGCAATGACAATTCGCAGCGCGTGCCTACCTGCCGATGGGTGCAGCAAAGAGTCGGCGGGATCATTACCGGCCTGACACTCAAAGGCACTTGGAATGCGACAACGAATTCGCCGACCCTGGCCAACGGCGTCGGCGCGCGTGGCGATTTTTATATTGTCAGCGTCGCCGGCAATACGCCGCTCGACGGCGTCACCGGATGGCAGGCCGGCGACTCGTGTGTGTTCAATGGCGTTGCCTGGCAACGCGTGCCGCAGACGTTGAACCAGGCGCAAATCGTCGCCGGCCTGGGCTACACGCCGGTCAATCGCGCCGGCGACACAATGAGCGGACCGCTAAACCTGCCGTCGGCCGTCTACAAGGGCGCGACCAGCGGGCAAGTGACCGTCACGGCGCCGGCCGTCGCTGGTGCCGCGACGGCGATTGCCTGGCCGGCGCTATCGGGCGTGGTGGCGCTGGTCAACGCCGGCGCGACGGCGACAAATGCACAGTCGGCGCCGATGGGCGCCAACCTTGTATGCGGGACTGTCATGACGGCCGGCGTAAGCCTGGGTCCGATCGGCGCCGCTGGCGAGCGTTGGGAACTGTTCGGCCGCATGGCATTTGCCGACGTTGGCGGGGGCGCGCCGAATTACTGGACATTTCAGCTCTGGAATGGTGCCGCGGCCGTCGACGGCTACACAACGTACGGCGGGGGCAATGGCCTCAATGACCTGGCAACGTTTAGCGCGCTCGTGACACTGGCCGGCCCGACTACGTTTTCCCTCCGCGCCCAGGGCCCTAATGCGTTCTCCAATATCCTGGCCGACGGCACGCGCTTGACGGCCAAGCGCCTAGCCTAGTGGACGATCGGCCGCCATTCGATGCCGTGCGCGCCGCTTTCTACCTGGTGGCGTTCGTGGTCGCCGTTCACGCCGTTATCGTGCTGGCCGTTGTCGCTTTCTGCGGCTGGTACGGCGCCGACGTGATCGCCGGCCGCTTTCAGTGTGACACGCGCGATCGCCTGGCCGAGCTCATGGCCGCCGCGCTGGCCGCGGCGCTGGCGTTCGCTGGCGGCCAGCTCAGGAAATAGCGCCGCGGCCGATCGTTCGCACACTAACCAGTGCACTCTCGCGCCGTTCACGCCGAGTGTATCGCGCACAATGCAAATTTTTTGCCGCTCTGAATCAAGGCGCTATGCGCTCGAGCTCGCCGTGGTTGTCAACTTGGATTGACGCCAGGCCGCGCCATAGCATACCGTCGGCAACCTTCTAAAGAACAAAGACCAGCCCCAATGAAAAAGCCAACCCATACGGCCAAACGGCCGGCTAAAGCCCCTCGCCGGCCGATCGCTCGGCCGGCCGGCGCCGTGGACAAAGCCCGACGCCGTGCCGGCGAGCCTGAGCCGGTAAAGAAATCGGCCAAGCTACGCGCCGTGCTTAAGCGCTTCCCCGCGGCCGAGCTCGCCGGCATTTGCGGCGTTGCGCGCCAGGCCGTCTACAAATGGCGCGACGTGCCGCCGGCTCATGCGCTGGCGATCGAGAAGGCCAGCGCCGGCGTGCTGACTAAAGAATACTTGGCGCCGGATTTTTACCCGCGGCCGACGGCCTAGCTGCAAACGTCGACCGCAAGCGCAGACCGAAAGCGGCGCCGATCGTGCCGCTCAGGCCGGCCGGCGCCGTGGTCGCGCCGC